ATGGCGACTACTACTTTTTCTGGGCCGGTCGTTTCTAATGCTGGATTCAGCTCTGACGACACCTTAAATTCCGCTGATTTATCAACGGGATCCTACAATCTTACCGACTTTACCGTTCGTCCCGCGTCTACTTGGACGGGCACCGTTGCCGCTTTGGTGGGTGCAGTAAACAGCCGCACTGCTGGAGTTTCTGGCGGAACGGTCTTTGGTTGCTACGCCCAAACTTCGTTGGGTTCAGCAGCAACAACCGTCATCACAGGAATGAATGCCGCGGTGTACGGCGTGGTTGACGTTGGGGCAAGCACGAACGTCGGTGGCTGCTATGGTGCAGCTTTTGACTTTACTTCTTTCGTTGGCTCAAGAGCCTCTCGTCCAACTGCCTTTATCGCTTTTGGTGATCAGGCGCAAAATAGCCTTGGTGTGCTGAATCTTTTTGAGGTAGGCACCACGGGCAAGAACGTAAGTTCAGGCGCAAGCGGTAGTGTGTTGTTTACCACAGCAGCTCCGGGTGGCGCACAAACGGGTTCTCTCCGTGTTCTAGTCAACGGAAATATTCGTTACATTCCGTTGTATAGCTCACAAGTATGATTGAACATGATTTAAACGAACGGTTATTGGCCTTGGATGCCCAGCGAATTCAGATGGAAGCAAATCTAAATGCAATCGCTGGTGCCATCCAAGAGTGCCGATACTGGTTGAGTAAAGTGCAGCAATCAGCACAGAGCGAGACTGTAACATGAGCTTTGCAAGTGACATTAAAGCTAAAACAATCAGTGCTACGGGTACCATGGTCAATGGTCGTACGCGTATTGCAGGGGTTTACTACACCTGCACGGGTACGGCTGCTGCGATCACCCTGAAAACGGGCGGATCGGGTGGTACGACGGTGATGGAAATCAAGACGCCGGCGGCTGCTGGCGCCTATGTCTTCGCTATCCCGGACAATGGTATTTTGGCCGAAGACGGCGTGCATGCCACGCTGTCTTCGGCTGAAGTCCTTAGCGTCACCGTGCTTTTTGTAGGCGGAGCGCCTGCGTAATGAGGCGTAACGGCATGGGCATGGCTTTTCGTGGCGGCGGTGCCGTTCGCAAAGGCATGGGCATTGCCACATCGGTCAAAAGCGGCAACTTTCGCCCTACGAAACAGGGTGCGGGCATGACCCGTCAGGGCGTGGCTGCGTATCGCCGTGCCAATCCCGGCAGTAAGCTTCAGACGGCTGTGACGGAAAGCAATCCGGGTACTGCCCGGGCCAAACGACGCAAGTCGTTTTGTGCGCGTTCCGCCGGTCAGATGAAGATGTATCCAGAGGCGGCCAAGGATCCTGACAGCAGGATCAGGCAGGCTCGTCGACGATGGAAGTGTTAATCCTTAAGGAGTAAATGACAATGCCCGGTAAATTAAAGATGGTGATGAAGGGCGGGAAAAAAGTCCCGGCCTTTGCTGCCGACGGCGTCGGCAAGATGAAAAAGGGTGGTGCGGCTGATAAGAAAGGCCGTGCCATGAAGAGCAAAAGCACTGATTCGCGCGGTCGCGCGATGCGAGGGTATTAAAATGGCAGGTCGTGGAATGGGTGCCGCTTCTCGCGGTGGTGGCGCAATAAGCACTGGCCCGAAGAACAAGATGCTCTCTGAGCCTAGCATGAAGACCGGCAAGGTCTTGATGATGGCCATGGGCGGCGACGTCAATCAGCACAAGGCGATGGCCATGGGCATGATGGACGGCGGTATGCCGATGCGTGGCTACAAGAAGGGCGGTGCGGCTAAGAAGAAGACGAAGGTCAAGAAGATGCGCATGGGCGGATCCTTCGACTAATCGATGGCTACGTCGAACACCACAAACTTCAACCTGTCGATTGACGACCTGGTTGAAGAGGCATTTGAGCGTTGCGGCATGCGGCCGACGAGCGGTTACCAGCTCAATTCCGCACGCCGCTCGCTCAATTTGCTGTTTTTGGACTGGGCTAACCGTGGTTTGAACCTTTGGACCATTGAACAGGCGACTTATACGCTGACGCAGGGTACGGCAGAGATCACTTTGCCCACTGATACGGTCAATGTGCTCGAGGCGATCATTCGCCAGACCAGCCAGGGCATCAACAGCGATGTCTACATCGAGCGGATCAGCCGCGAGGACTACCTGAACGTCCCGAACAAGACTTCTCAGGCTCGGCCGGCGCAGTTTTACGTACAGCGCGCCAATCCGACCAAGGTTTTCTTCTATCCGGCGGCGGATCAGACATATACGTTCGTGTACTACCAGATTCGACGCATTCAAGATGCTGGGGGGTACACCAATACGGCGGATATCAACTTTCGCTTCCTGCCGTGCTTGGCTTCGGGGCTTGCGTACCAGCTTTCGCTCAAGTTTGCCCCGGATCGGACGGCTGCGCTAAAGGCCATCTACGAGGAAGACTTCCTGAGAGCTGCGATGGAGGATCGGGACACTGCCAGCGTGCAGTTTGTGCCCGACATGGGGTTCTAAATGGCCTACGCAAGTGGCAAACACTCCTACGGTCTCTGCGACTACTGTGGTCAACGGTACGAATACAACACCCTGCGTAAGAACTGGAAGGGGTTCATGGTGTGCCCGGACGATTACGAGCCGAAAGAGCCCCAATTGGAGCCTTTGCGGTACCGCGGAGACGCCATTGCGCTGCGCGATCCGCGTCCAGACCGCATTGAGCCCGTCTCGGTGTTCGTGGGTGCACCCGGATTTAGTGCATTTCAGAGCTTTGGAAGTGCCCGAAACACGAACGATATGCGACCATACGTCGTTGGGCAGGCGTTAATTGCCCAAGGTACGGTCGGATCGGTCACGGTGACGATCACATGAACTACAGCGAGCTTGTTACGAACATCCGAAACTACTCCGAAGTGGGTAGTAACGTCTTTACGGACGCTGTAATCAACAACTTCATCACTTTCGCGGAGAACCAGATCCTTCGCGAGATCGATTTGGACGTTTTTAAGCTTGAAGTCAGCGGAAACATGACTTCTGGCAACAAATATCTGACCTCCCCGAGTGACATCCTCACGCATCGTTACATGATGATCACCTCGGGCAGCGATCAGATCTTTTTGGACTTCCGTGACACATCCTTTATGAAGGAATACTGGCCCAACGGGGCCACCACGGACATTCCCAAGTACTATTCGGTGTGGGACCAGAACACGTTCTACATTGCGCCTACCCCGAATGCGAACTTCGTGGTGGAACTTGGCTATATCTACCGCCCTGCCCAGCTTTCGTCGACCAATACGACGACCTGGATCAGCAGTAACGCCCCGGAAGCCCTGTTTTATGCTTGCATGATTCAGGCATATAGCTACACCAAGGGTCCGCCGGAGATGATGCAGTACTTCCAGAACTCGTACCGTCAGGCGATCCAGGGCCTCGGCATTGAGCAGCAGGGACGCCGCCGCCGCGACGAGTACCGTGATGGTATGATTCGCATCCCGGTTAAATCAGAGTCGCCCGGCCCATGATCACTGTAGCAATGCCCGGACTAACGAACGCCGTACAGGTTGTGACCACGGACTCCCGTGGTTGGGCGGCCGACGAGCTCGCTCAACGGGCCGCGGACAAGATCATTTTCGTCGGGGATCAGTCGCATCCGGCTGTTCAGGCGCAGGCGCGAGCCTTTAAAGAGCAGGTAAAACATGTGGTCGCCTTCTATCTGAAGGAGGCCGTCGAGCAGGACCGTGCCACGATTGCCCAGCGCCTTCGTGAAGCGGGGCATCCAGAGCTGGTTCATCTTTTAGGAGAGTAGAAATGGCATTTTCAGGCAACTTTATGTGCACCAGCTTCAAGGTGGAGCTGATGAGGGCGGTGCACAACTTCACGACAAGCACGGGCAATACCTTTAAGCTCGCGCTGTACGACAACAGTGCGTCCTTCACGGCGGCGACTACGGCATATACGGTCACCAACGAGGTAGCCAACTCTGGTACGTACGCGGCAGGCGGCGGTACGCTGACCAATGTCACCCCGACCTCGAGCAGCACCACGGCCTTTACGGACTTTGCGGATCTTTCGTTCACGAGCGCGACGATCACGGCATTTGGTGCGTTGATCTATAACGACACGGCGGCGGGTAACCCGACAGTTTGTGTGCTTGACTTTGGCGGGTCCAAGACCTCGACGAACGGCACGTTCACGATCATCTTCCCGACTGCTGATTCGACCAACGCGATCATCCGCATCGCCTAATCTGAGGCGGAAGTGACCGATGTTGTCGTTGCTTTCCAAGGGTGGGATGCTTCTGGCGTAGGCTGGGGCGACGACCCTTGGGGTGAGAGCCTCGCGGCACTTCCGACGGGGACGGGGCAGGTTGGCTCTGTCACTATTGCGGCTGACGCCAATGTCAGCCTTACGGGCGTTTCTGCGACGGGGCAGGTTGGTGCCGTCACCGTTACGGCGGGGGCGGATGTCTCGGTTACGGGGCTTCAGGCAACGGGCTCTGTGGGCTCGGTCCTGGTCACGGGCACGGCCAATGTCAGCCTTACGGGGGTTCAGGGAACCGGCGAAGTCGGCACCGTTACGGTTAATGCCGGGGCGGATGTCTCGGTTACGGGGCTTCAGGCCACCGGCCAGGTTGGCTCTGTCACGGTCACCGGGGAGGCAAGCGTCCTCGTCACGGGCGTGCAGGCCACGGGCGCGATCGGCACGGTACAGATCGCTGGCGACGCTAACATATCGGTTACCGGGCTGGGAGCCACGGGGGCGGTGGGCTCTGTCACGGTTGCTCTTGGCTCCGATGTCCTCGTCACGGGCGTGCAGGCCACGGGAGCTGTCGGCTCCGTCAGCATCACCGGCACGGGAAGCGTTACGCTTACGGGGGTTCAGGGAACCACGGCGCTTGGTACTGTCTCCATCGTTACCGAGCAGAATGTGCCTGTCGCTGGGGTGTCTGCCACGGGGCAAGTTGGCTCGGTTACGACCGCCTCCGACGCCAATGTCACCCTGGTGGGAGTTTCTGGGACAGCCCAGGTGGGATCTGTACTTGTCTGGGGTGTAATTAATGACAATCAGACACCTAACTGGCAGAATGTCGACGACTCGCAGACACAAAATTGGGTCACAGTCAACGACGGTAACACGGTGGTTTGGACTCAGATTTCGACGTAAAGGGACACTCACATGCCTAGTTCATACTCAACGAATCTAAAGATCGAGTTGCAGGCGACCGGCGAAAACTCCGGCACCTGGGGCACGATCACCAATACCAACCTTGGCACTGCGCTCGAGCAGGCCGTCGTCGGCTACGGCAACCCGAGCTACCCCTCGGACGCCAACCTGACCTTGACCTACACGGACACCAACGCCGCCCAGGCAGCCCGTGCGCTGGTCTTAAACGTCACCTCCGTGGGCAGTCTCACGGCCACGCGCGAGCTAATCGTCCCGACGATCCAGAAGCAGTACATCGTCCAGAACAACACGACCGGAGCTCAGAGCATCACGGTCAAGACCTCTGGTGGCACTGGCATCACGGTCACGAACGGCCGCAAGGCGCATCTCTATGTCGACGGCACGAACGTCATCTTCATGGATGATTTCGTCGACATAAACGGTGGCACAGTAGACAACACGGTGATTGGCGGCGCTACTGCTGCTGCTGGCACGTTCACCACAGCAACTGCCACGACCGGCAACATCACCACGGTCAATGCCACCACCGTAGACACGACCAACATTGAAGTCACTAACCTTAAGGCTAAGGACGGCACGGCTGCCGGTTCTATAGCGGACTCAACGGGTGTCGTGACTCTTGCCTCGTCTGTCTTAACGACCACTGACATTAACGGCGGCACGATCGACGGCACCACGATCGGTGGTTCGTCAGCCGCGGCGGGTACCTTCACTACGCTTACCGCTTCCAGCATAGCCACCTTCGCTGCCGGTTCTGCCGCAGCCCCGTCTATCACCACGACCGGCGATACGAACACCGGCATCTTCTTCCCGGCCGCAGACACGATTGCCTTCACTGAGGGCGGCGTTGAGGCGGCTAGGTTTGATAGTTCCGGCAACCTCGGCATCGGGACGAATTCGCCGGGGGCAATGCTAGATGTTGCTGGCAACGCACGTTCTAACGCATGGATTGGCCGCGCTAACGGTTCTGCGCCGACTGCGGATGCTGCGATTTATCGCGCAGCAGACAATACTTTGGGGTTTAGCACCAACAACACCGAACGCGCCAGAATCGACTCCTCCGGCAACCTCGGCATCGGGACGAGTTCGCCTGATGTCAAACTGCGGGTAGATGCTGCATCGCCCACTCGCGGCATCATTGAAACAGTTCGCGGCACGGGAAGCACTGGTTCGCAAATTGCGTTTTCGCAAGATGCCGTAGCAGATTGGGCGATTGGTCAACCTGCTGGCGCAAATGCCTTTGCATTTTTCTCTGGTAGAAGCCCCGGCGCAGATGGCACCGAACGCGCCAGAATCACGTCGGGGGGTGATTTTGTATTAGGAATTGCAGACAATACATACAATAGCGCAAAGATGGAAATCTACCGCACATCTGCGGGAGATGCGTTAATGATAAGCAGTCCCTCTGGAACGGGGAATTCAAATGCTATTGCATGGTCAGATTCCCGTGGGGACGTTGTATCTGCACGAATCTACAACGTAGATGATGGGGCATTTGGCGCAAGTATTGTTTTTGCTAATAGAACTGGCGTGGGCACAACCACCACAGAACGCGCACGCATTACGACCGGGGGTGATTTGCTGGTTGGGAAATCCACTGCTGGTAGTGCGGCAACCGCTGGATGTGAATTTGGAACATACGGCGCAATTCTAAGTCGAGTTTCTGGCGACCCTTTGACATTAAACCGCCAAACTGATGACGGCGTTATTGTTTCAATTAGGCAGAACAATACAGAAGAAGGCACCATATCTGTCAGTGGAACAACCGTTTCGTATAACGGCGGTCACTTGTCGCGTTACTCGCAGACAACAGACAACACCCGCATCCCGTTGCTGAAAGGCACGGTGATGACTAACCTTGACCAGATGGCGGTATGGGAGAAAGACGGGCAGCCGTTACCCAACGAGCAGTTAAACTGCATGAAGGTGTCGGATGTTGAGGGCGATGTAAACGTCGCAGGCGTGTTTGTAAATTGGGACAACGACGATGATGTGTTTACCAATGATATGAACATCGCCATGACGGGCGACATGATTATTCGTATCGCTCAAGGCGTTGTTGTTCAGCGCGGCGAATTGCTTATGTCAGCCGGTGACGGTACTGCCAAGCCGCAGGGTGATGACATTATCCGCAGCAAGACGGTTGCCAAGGTCACATCGAACCATGTCACTTGCACCTACGATGACGGCTCCTATTGCGTCCCGTGCGTGTTGATGGCTTGTTAATCAGGAGATTTAAATGACCACTATCACTTGGAACATCTCGCAACTTGACTGCCTCCCGCAGTCTGCTGAAGGCGCTGACTATGTAGTCACGGCCCATTGGCAATGCACGGGCGTGGATGGCGACTACAACGGCAGCGTCTATAGCACCTGCTCGTTCCCGGTCGTAGAAGGCACCTCCTTCACCCCCTACGCTGACCTCACGCAAGCGCAGGTACTCGGCTGGGTCTGGGCTAACGGCGTGGACAAGGACGCTACAGAGGCTGCGGTAGAGCAGCAGGTTGAGACCCAGAAGAACCCGCCGGTCGTCTCGCCGCCGTTGCCGTGGGTGTCGCCGTGATTAATCTCAACCTGACCACGGAAGAAGTTAACGCCATCCTGCAAGTGCTGGGGCAGTTGCCGACGAGCAGCGGTGCGTGGCCCCTTGTCGTCAAAATCAAGGCGCAAGCAGAGCCGCAGGTTGTGAAGGACGGGGAGCCGTGACCACTACGGTACAAGACCTTGAGGTGACTGTGACGAGTCACATTGATGTCTGCGCTGTGCGGTACGACGCTATCCATGCGCGGCTGAAGCGTCTGGAGAATTTGCTCATGCGTGTTGGCGGGGCAATTATCGTCATCCTGCTGACCGCGTTCGGCTCGGTGACGATGATGTTCTTGGAGTCCGTCAAATGATACCTGCCGCACTCGCCGCAATCCTGACCCCGCTACTTGGCAACGGGCTTAACCTCGTCGCCAACGCTGTGATGGCGAAGGGAAAGGATTACGTTGAGAAGAAGTTGGGCGTAAAACTGAAGCCCGATATGTCTCCCGAAGACTTGGCAAAGATTCAAATCGCACAGATGGAGCATGAGGAAGAACTGCTCAAGTTGCGTCTGGAAGAAGACAGGCTTGACCTTGCGGAACTGCAAATGTTGCTCAAAGACACGAACGACGCACGGCAGCGTGAGGTGCAGATTGCAAACTCTGACAAGGCTCCCCTGCTCAACAAGATTGTGACCCCCGTTCTGGCGCTGTCCATCCTGTTGCTGACCTTTGTGCTGTTTGGCGTGGTCATGTTCAACGACACCCCGGTAGAGGCAAGCCGTAAGGACATCCTCATCTACATCCTTGGGGTGCTATCAGCCATAGCCAGTCAAATAGTGTCGTATTATTTTGGCTCCTCGCAGGGTAGCAAGGACAAGTCCGACGCACTCAAGGAGGCCATGCAATGAGCCTCGTTAAAGAACAGGCAGAGTTCCTGCTAGATGTCGCTAAACTCATAAATAAGGCTACAGAATTGGGCTTTGTAGTGACGGGCGGGGAACTTGCCCGTACACCCGAACAACAGGCTATCTATGTCAAGACGGGCCGCAGCAAGACAATGAATAGCATACATTTAAAACGCTGCGCCATTGACCTAAATTTTTTTACAAAGGACGGCAAACTCTGCTACGACATCCCGGCTCTTACGCCGGTGGGCGAATACTGGGAGAGCCTTGACCCCAAAAACGGGTGGGGTGGATTCTGGAAGTCGTTCAAGGACGTTCCGCACTTTGAGCGCAAAGTGTAATCACCGTGATAGCAGAACTTGCGGCCATCAACGCTGCCTATGGTGTCATTAAGAGTTTCGTAAACAACGGTCGAGAGTTGAGCGAGTGTGGGACGCACATCAGTAAGTTCTTCGATAACAAGAACAAGTTACAGCAGAAGGTTAACAGCACTCCGCTTTCACATCGAAATACCCTAGAAGAATTTTTCGCGCTGGAGCAAGTTCACCAAAAGGAGCGGGAACTTAAAGACCTTATGTTGATTGCTGGTCGCGCAGGTCTGTGGGACGACTGGCAACGGTTTCAAAGACAGATGGCGCAGCAGGACATCGACAATGCTGCTCAGAGAGCGAAGGCTGCAAGAAAGGCAAAGCAAGAACGAGAAGAACTGGTCTTGACCTTGATGACTGTGTTTTTAATGACCTTGGCTCTTAGCGTTATCCTTGGGCTGGTGTACGTTCTTATGTGATGGCGAGGAAGGAATCGAACCTTCATTCACGGAGTCAAAGTCCGTTGTCCGACCTTTAGACGACTCGCCAATCGTTTACCAAGTGTCGCGGTAGCCTCTGCTGCATCGCCAGTTAGGGTGTGGCACGCGGCTCCATTCGTAATGCCTGCGTGACTTTATGTTGCGGAACCAGTTTATGAACCATCTGACCATAACGCCTCCACGCTGTAAGACTGTGACGGTGACTTCCAATCTTTAGGCGGCTCACCTGACAGGTGGCTCGAATCAATCCAATGCAATCGGTTATTTGGGTAAGCGATAAACGGCCCTGACTCCAGCCGGATAATGTGGTGGTCTTTGCTCTGGTCGCTGACCTCTGACCAGCCTCCGTTGTGCCAGAACACAGAGAACACATATACCCCCGGTCGCCATACCCCGTCCCTGCCCCTAGCGCGGACGCGGTGACCCCGCAGGAACTCCATCTCCCGCACCTCGGCGTGGCGGCTAAACGAGTCCCACCAACAGACAAGTTCTAAGGCCATTGGGGGGCATGGCTGGCTGACAAGGGCATGGATAGGCACCCTCGCCCACTGCGCTCCACACGCCGCCATAACGCTAAACATAGGCACCCGTGCAGGTTCAGCGCGGAATCCGAAGATGGTGCAGGGGGTAAAGTCACCCTTGCCCGTCTGGTGGTCATATAGGAATTCGTTGCGGATGTAAGCCGGGACATACGGCGTATCGACCATAAAGGTCATATCAGTCCCTCCCGGTTAAGTTGTGCAAGCGTTCGCGCCATGCCTTCGAGGTGCAAAAGGCGCACATAGTCGCGGTCAAGGTCGGTGTGCGCCCTGCGGTCTATAGCATCGTGGCAAGACGAACAGGCCCATGCTCCAAGTACATCGGGCGACTTCATGCCTATGCCGGAGACTCCGGCAAGCCTGTAGTGGGCCAGCACAACCGTTTCAGAATTGTGGTTGCACACCTCTGG